GAATAAGAGATGAAGATTATCTGTGAATCAAGAAAAATTCTTCTTAGTTGTGGATCTTCGGGAAATTGAATCCAAAGATTTCCAATATTTGGTTCATAAGCTGGAACTAATGTTTCCGGCTTTAATCTGTTGAAATGAACAACGTTTTGTTTTTTATCATCCCAAACAATTTCCATGGCTATGTAACCATCTATCAAAAAATCTTTCATTAGATTGAAAGCTGTTATGCCATCATTAAATCCGTATTTGTTATATATTTTCTCGAAAAACTCTTGATATTTATCTCTAATTTCTTGTGAATACGAGGCGGATATGTTTTTTGGTGTACAAAAATCTTTCTCACTATAAATAATTGCCTCTTCGGCTACTCTTGAAACATAATCTCTCAGGTAATCTTTGATCGAATATTCACGAAGTATTCTTCTTTTATCAATATAAGCTCTATCAAGATAAGGTATTGATTTTTTGTTTAATACACTAGCAACTGCTCTTTGTGAGAAAAAATCATAATACGATCCATCTTTTTGAGAATATGGATCCTCATTCATATTTACACCCACGGTGTTTCTTAAGATCATATCGTCGTATTTCATACCCCATGAACTCAAATTTCTTAAAAGTCGTGAGAAAAGACCACGATTTTCGACTGATGAACTCATTATCAGTCCAGAGCCTTCTCTATTTTGAGGATTGTATGATGCCATTAAAACTTTTAATCTTTATTTTTATATATTAAAATTTTGGTTATTGGTTGAACTTTTCTAAGTTTCTCTGGATTCTATCGTATCTTTCTTTTAACTCAACTGGAGTAAAGTTCTTACCCTCGGCTTCTTTATAGAGCTGCTCAAGAGATAACCTTTTCATTTCTGCGTCTCTTTGTTGTTGTTTATCTTTCTTGGCGAGCATAATCTCGTATAATTTTTTTGGATCATATTTATTGATAGGGTGACCAGCGTATAGAAATCTTGGAACTAGATTGGTATTGATTCTGTGAGATTGAGTGAGCTGTGCCATATTATACTCCATGAGGCTATATTCAAATCCTATTTGTAAAAGTTTATTGTAGATGCCTTGAAAATCGACCGGTAGATCACGATTTTTTGTAAAATCATCCTCTATCATATAATCATCAAATATTCTCGCACGAAACTCTAGTGGTATAAAATTCAAGTTCAGAGCTAGTATAACAATTTTATTCTCAAATTTCTTGAACTCTACCGTAAATACCGGTGAATAACTCATCCAATTAGATTCATCTCGATAATGAAAAAAATAAAAACCACCGAAACTAATCTCACGAAAGGGAATGTTCTGGACCTCTTTATCACTACCTCGATATTTATTATAAAAAAATACAGAATTATTTTTATAGGCATCTGCGGTAGATACCTTTTTTAGATTATTATCTGATTGAACTTTATCTAGAAGAATTCCCATTTCTTCTATATATAAAGATATGTTAAACCAAAAACCTACTAACACACAGAAATACCATCAAGGATTGTATATTCCACAGAATCGTGATAAACTCATTAAAGCTAACAACGAAGGTGGCGTCTATTATAGAAGTGGTCTTGAGAAAAAAATGATGATCTATCTAGATCTTAATGATAAAATTTCAAGGTGGTGCTCAGAATATATTAAAATACCTTATGAGAAAACCGAATGGAGTTCTGTAAGAAAAGATTTTGAGACAACCCAACATACTTATTATCCTGATTTTTACTATGAACTTTATAAATCAGACGGTAGTCTTTCTAAAGTTGTAGCAGAGGTTAAACCACGCTCAGAAACAATTGAGCCAGTAATCAAGGAAAACATGACCTCGAAACAGATAAGAAATCTCGAATACAGCTTAAAAACATATAATAAAAACCTACAAAAGTGGAAGTATATGATAGAATATTGTCAGAGAAAAGGGTTCGAGTTCATTATTATCACCGAAGAACATTTAGGAAATTGAGGGTCTTTTCCAGATCCATTTATCTTGACCACATCCCCAAATTCTATAATAATTTTGTGAATGCATGATTTGAACTTCAGTAAGTGTTGAATCATGGCCTAGACTAACTAATTTTCTTTTATTGTAACCAAACCGATGTTTTCTCAAACCATCGACCACCCACCAGTAGTTCAATCCACTATTCTTATCAAAAATGAATCCGAGTCTAGAATATACTTCACCAGAATATAGGGAAAGATCTGCGTAGGTTTTGATCTCTTCAATATTTGTGTTATTTCTGATAAAATATTCGAACAATCTAGATGCCGAACCAGTGACCTGATAATCAATACCGTTACAAAATCTTAGAAGTTCATATTCTTTTTTTCCATTGATCCAACGAAAGCCAAAAGTCATTAAGCTTACTAATCTATCTTCATAAAAAAGACCCAACGCTGTTGAATAGTTGGAATAACCTTGTATATGATTATCATTTAAAAACTTAGAAACTATTTCTCTTTGAGTTACCCCTTTAATTTGGCATTTTCTAGCAAATATTCTATTTTTAGATTTTTTACATCTATTTAATAAAATAGATTTAAGAACTTCTTTTCTATTTTTCCAGTCATCCTCCCAGATATGTATAAGTTGAACGCCTCTTTCTTTACATAAGTTTGTTTTCGTGAGATGATAGTTTTTATCTTTTTTAAATTCACTATGCCAATAAAGTCTGTTGAACTCAATAGCGAGATTGTGATCTGGTATATAAATATCAAGAAGTAGAGGTGAAATAAGATCTCTTTCACTAATTTTATGGTTGATTTCTTTTTCGTTTAGAAAAGAAGAAATTTCATCTTCAAATTTACTTCTATTGTATGATTTTATATTATCTCTTGAATGTTTTGTGTTCAAGTATGTTTCAACTCCGTATTTTATGAGGCAAGTTTGTTTTATTTTTTCTTTGACCTGGTCGAGTTCTAGCTGGTGATTGACGCCCCATCTTTCTAAGTAATATTTTTTTGTTTTCAATTTAAATTCTTCAGTCTTAAAGTAATGATCTGTTCCCCATTTTTCAAGTGCCGTTTTCTTGTATTTTTCTTGTATTTCTGGGTTTTGAAAACTAGATTTATGACCCCATCTCTCTAGGTTAGTTTCTTCCTGTCTTTTTTTGATGGTATCTGACTTAGAAACGTTATCCACACCCCACTTTTCTATCGAGGTATTCATTCTCTTCTCTTTTGTAGATTGATCTGTGGCTGAACATTTTGCTGAACAAAAGTCCCTATATCCATCTCTCCAGTTACGGTGAAAAGAGGTTTTACTCCCACACTTACAAGTATAATACTTCGGTTGGTTCGATACCCAATGCCAAATTTTCTGGATAAAGGGTAAGTCTTCAATATTTTTACAAAAACTTACGATCTCTTTGTATAGATCAGAGAAATTATTTCTGAGGAAATTTTCTCGTAATCTAACAGAGTGACCTTGTGTGACTTCATTTATCTTATTTAATCTTAGTTCATCCATAGACGAGGAGCGAATGTTTCATATTATATATATAGAAATAAAAAAAGTCCCTCTTTTGGAGGGACTTTTTCTTTTTTTGATTACAAGAAGGTTAGTTCAAGTATCCATTGGCGTCAGTAACGACCATAGTCATATACTGCTTTTGTGGATACCAACCTACTTCAGTTACAGCGTATCTAGATCTTAAAAGCATTCTTGGTGCGAATGTAGCTTCTGAGATAATACTGATGGATTGTGCCATCAAGTAAGGAACAAAGATGATACCTGGTTGATCAGGGTTGTTCTTTCTTCCGATTACGATTCTGTTGTCGTTATACTTCATATAAGGATCAACATATACGGTGATATCACCAATTTGACCTACTGGGTAAAGCTGACCAGAACCACTCAATTTTGATTTTAGAGGGTTGATAGTATAACCAGCGATGTCCATAAGCGATGCAGCTAGACCTCCGTTTGTTACAGCGAATTGAGCTGGACCAACACGACCTTCTGTGGCTATGAAGTTAGATGCATGAACCATTTTGGTGATAAGTTTTCTCTGATAGGCGTGTGTTGTTTCACCACCTGGTGCGGTAGCATAACTTGTATTATAGTCGAAGATAGAAGCACCACCCCTTGTAGGAGCAGAAGTTCTGTTGAGGTTACCCATTTCGAAAATCTTAAATACAATTTGCTTAGAGATAGTCTGTGAAAGTTCATTCACAAGGATACTTTCCATTTTTTGAGTGATATCCATACCAGTGTTGGCTTTGATATCCTCAATTTCAGTTCTTCTAAGAGCTGATGATACTTCAATTGTACCTACAGCAACCGACTTAGTAGAAACTTTTGGTCCGATTACACCTGCGTATGAGTTGTCATCGTCACCACGACCCATTGGGTAATCACCAGAAGCAGAAGCTCCTGTCCAGTTTGCTGAGAAACCAGGAATGTGATCTTCAAGTGCTGAAACAAGTTCAACAGTAACACCAGATGCAGTTACACCAGCGATGTTACGAATTTGAGCTGCGATAGTAGCAGTTGGGCCAAATGTGTTTTTTGCTTGATCATATACGTTTAGAGATGTGAATGCTGACAAATTAGCCGAACCAACAGCGTTTGTTTGTCTGTAGGCTCTGAACATTGGGTATCCATCGATACGTGAGAAACCTAAGAATTCAACAAGACCTTCTTTATTGTCAGAAGCAGCAGGTATAGCTTGAGTCATAGCTGTAGAGTTGAATACATTATCAAAAATTCTACCACCGGATAGACCACCAGTTGTTTCTGTGATGGCTGGGCTAGCACCTGCTAAAGAAGCTGTGATACCTGCTTTGATGGCATCCAAGTTTGAGGCATTAACCTTGAAAACTTGTGGTCTGCCTTCATTTTCTTCATCTACATCATCGTATCTGAAATCGATGAATAGAAGTTCAATTCTTGGGCCAGGGGTTGGTTTTACAGCTACAAGGTCAAGACCGATTGTTTGAGCTGCGATTTTCATAGCAACTGGTAGTAGATTCTGAGCTACGTCACCCGAACCAGGAGTTGCGTTGATGGTTTGACCAGCGAAGCTGGCTGGGTTTGGAGCTAATACGCTACCCATACCTTGAATACCTGCGTTTACGTAGGCATTTTCATTGATTGAGTGATATTCAGCATATTCTGACATCCAACCCAAACGTTCACTATCTGTGACACCCATGTTCTCTAGAACAGGAGACCACTTCTTAAGTGCTTTTTGTGAATCAATTCTTATGTGAGACATTTTTTTATTTTTTTTTGTTTTATATATTCCTTAAAAAACCATACTTTTTACAGAGGTGGATTTTTTATTGAATATTAGATACTTTTGAATCTTTCTAGTATAGATCCGATTTCTTTTTCACTTAGTCTATCTTCTTGAATAAGAGCTTCGTGAGAAACTAACTTCTTAGAAGTTTGTTCTTTTTTGAATTGTCTTGTGTTCCAGAAGTGTTCAACTTTAAGTTCAGAATCAAGTTCTGGATAAAGTTTAGCTTGTGAAATAATCGATTTCTTACTTGATTCATCGATCTTTGTCCAGATTGGCTTTATGTTATCAGGCATCAATCTGATTAGTCTTTCTTCTAAAGACTCGTTTTTGGCCGATAGAGCCTCGTTGATTAGTCTTAAAACCTCACCACCAGTAAAATAACTTCTTTCGTTTACATAAAGTTTTACTGTTTCCTGCTCTTCATTTGTAAGATTGTGGAAACTATCTACTTGTGTTTTGTTAAGGAATTTTAAGAAATTCAAATCATTATTCTCAGAAACTTTTCTTTTTTTAGCTTCTAAAATCAGTTTATCTATTTGTTTTGATAATTTAGATTCATTGTAAACAGGGTTCTCTTCTTCTTCGAGTGGATCGGTTTCGATAGTATCTTCATCGTAACCACACTCCTCACAACCTTCTGTGTCCATATAGTATGCAGAAGTTGATTTTGGAAGATCTCCTTTCATTTTGCCATACATCGGAAGTTCTTCTTCTTCGTTTGGTTCGTCTGTTGGCATTTCATCCATAGCAACTACCTCTTCTTCTTCAAATCCGAAGTCTTCAAGTGTTGGAATAATTTTACCACCTTTTGATTCATTGATTCTTGAACCATTTAATTTTTCTGAAATAAGTCCAGCATAAGAAATTGTCTTATCAACATTTTCAGCTAGATACTCAGAATAAGCGATGTTATCATCTAGATGCTCGGCGATGTATTCAGAGTAAGCGATGTTACCATCAAGGTTCTCAGCGATATACTCAGAATAAGCAATAGAGTTATCTAGATTTTCAGCTAGATATTCAGAGTAAGCGATGTTTGTATCAAGGTTCTCAGCAATATACTCTGCGTATTTGATACTACTTTCTAGATTCTCAGCAATGTATTCTGAGTAGGAGATATTTCTATCCAAGTTCTCAGCTAGGTATTCTGAATAAGAAATATTTCTATCCAAATTCTCGGCTAAATATTTAGAGTAAGAGATATTTCTATCTACGTTCTCAGCTAGATACTCAGAGTAAGAAATGTTCTTGTCTAGATTTTCGGCTAGATATTCCGAATAGTTGATTGCTTTTTCTAGATTTTCGGCTAGGTAATCGTTGTGAGAAATGATTTTCTCAGTTTTTGTTCTCAAGTCTTTGTTTTCATTAACAACAACTTGAATTTTCTCAGCTAGATAATCTAAATATTTAACTACTTGGCCGTTAGTCTTATTAAGTTCTTCATAATACTCAATAAGTTTTTCAACTTTCTTAGGTTCAACACTACCTTTGGTGATAGCTGTTTTTACCTGTTGCTTTGTTGAAGCGATTTCATTAATTAGATAATTAGAATAGTCCGTGAGTTGTCTTTTTGTAACAAATTCATTTTTGTTCATATTAAAAAGTTCATTTATTTTGGACTCGTTGGATACTTCGTATATCCTAAAGTTGCTTTTATTATTAAATCCTAGGGATTCATTGATCGAAGACATACGAGCTGATGCAAATCCAGGATCTGCTACGATATCGTAAGTAAATAGTTTCTTGAGTGTTACTGATCCGTCGGATTCAGTAATACCAGCTGCTCTTGAGGAAACAAAGATTGGGCAACCATCATCAACAAGTGACTTAGCTTCTTTACCCCAATAAGTAGAAAGTAGTTTAATTCTACCATCAACTCTGTTTTCATTTTTGAGATATTTTGCCTCTAAAACAAGGTGTGAAGCTCTAGAAAGAGATGTATCAAAAACATCTGGGTGATCAAATTCGCCATAGACGACACCCATGTTTTGAATTCTTTCTGTTAGTTCAGTTAAGGCCGGAACGAATTTATCGGCTGTGTATATCCTCTCATTTCTGTTCTTTTTATCGAACTCGGTGAAGATACCACCTAGAACATAACTGTTTTTTTGTGATGTTGCACTCTCATTGACCTCTAAAGGATTAGTGTTGTTTTCAACAATTAATATTGGTTTCATGAAGGCTTTTTTTTGTTTATATATTAATTAAAAAATCCACTATTAAAGAAGGTGGATTTTTTATATAAACTCAAAAACCTACTTATTCAAGATCCATTTTCTGTTACCACAATTCCAAACTCTTGAGTATCCAAGTTCTTGTGTTATTTGCTCTTCTGTTTTGTTTGGATCAGCTCCTTTTTTTACAAGTAAGTGTTTTCTATAGTTGAAACGATGTTTTCTAATACCATTAACAACATACCAATATCCGGGTTGTGATTGTCCTGAATAGTCAAAACCCAATGTTTCGTATAGTTCTCCCTGAGAAATCATATTATCTGAGTAGGTTTGTATCTGTATCCAAGAATAGTTGTTTTTAAAGTGTTTTAGTAATTTTGAGGCACTTCCTGGACAACTAACATAATTTTTGTTACAAAATCTAGTTAGTTCCCATATACCTTCACCACCTTTTCTAGAAATAGGTAATCTTATTTTGGAAAAACACATAAGTGATATTAGTTCGCCTTCATAATACAATCCTAATCTTACAGAAGATTTACAATCTCCTTGTAAATGATTATCTTCTAAGAATTTTTTTGATTCTAGATAGAGAACTTCTCTTATCTGACATTTTCTAGCCCAAATACGAGTAGTTGGTCTTTTCAACTTGTTTAAAATGAAAGATTTCACGATATCTTGTTTGGTCAAATAATCATCTTCCCATATAGTATAAAGTTTTATTCCTAGTTTTTCACACACTTTCATTTTTTCTAGATGATAATCTTTGGACTTGAATCTAGATGAGTGCCAAAAAACTCCATTAAATTCAAATGCAATTTTAAGATCTGGTAGATAAAAATCAAGCTCTTTGGGATATATTACTGATTTATCATTCATAAGAACTTCGCCATCAAAATTTTCCTGAAATATTTTTAACAATTCTTCTTGTTTTAGTGAGATAGTCTCACCTATAGGATGGCATATAGTGCATATAGGTGTTGAATTTTTTACTCTTGTATAGAACTGATAGGTTAAAATATTGAAATTCTTAAAACACTTATTACAACCAAAATGTAGCGAAGTAGTATCTGTATCTTTATCAAATCCAAGAAAAGTATAGTCTGATGGATTTATTTTTTCTTCAATTCTATCTCTATAGTTTTTGTAAAACTCGAAGATTGTTTTTTTATGAACTTCTGGATTAGACCAGGGGTGTTCTGTACCCCATCTTTCTATAGACGTTTTTTTATAGGATTCTTTCCAGATCTGGATGTTTTCTTTGAAACTTTCAACTCTTTTATCTAATATATCTCTATTCTTTGATGGATTATCAACTCCCCAATTTTTGATAAGTGTTTCTTTTGATTTATTTTTAACCACATCACTAGACATAGGTGAATTACCGCCCCATTTGGTTTGATTAGTTTGTATTATCTTGTTCCGAATGGTCGGGGATTCGCTTGGGGTTTTAGTTCCCCATTTTTCAAGTGAATTATTTATTTTTTTATTTTTTACATTAGGATCAGAAGAAATACATTTTGTAGAACAATATGAAATATATCCTAGAGTTGAATTTTTATATTTTGTAAAATTCTTACAATCATCTCTTTTACATTTTGGTTGAGTAGTAATTCCGTGATATGATAAGTAAACCTTTTCTTTGAACGGTAAGTCATTCAATCCATTTTCTTTGCAAAAATTTAAGATAGCTAAATAATGATCCGGATAGTGATATTTGACATAAGATTCTTTTGACATCTTACCTGAACTATCATTTTTTAATAAGTTGCCTAAATCTTCTAACATACCTTTCTACATATATATAAAATACTCCAAAAGTTTTTTGCATAAAAAAACCAGACACTTTGGTCTGGTTTTTTTGTTTTGCACTTTTTGTTATGCTGTGATAAATCCACCACTTTGTATTGCCCCGGTTCTGAGAATTGTTACGTTGTTTACTATAACACCCATCGCCTTTATAGGTTCTACATAAGTATCCAATACACCAATCTGATTATCAATAATATCAGGTGTGTTGTTTTCTTCATCACATTTGTTAAAGTAGTTATACAAACCAGCTCTGTTGACATAGGTTTCGCAGATTACATCAGCTCTGAGTTTAATTTCAGCTCTAATTTCTGGAGTATTAAATTTCCATTGGAAATCAAGTAACATATCAGCTAGTTCTCTCTCAAGTTCAATAAGAACTTCTCTAACGTGAATATAAGATAGAGCAGATACAAACTGAGTTTGTGCTGTATTTTCTGTTTCAATTACGAATCCTCTGTTTCTCTTGAATACAATAGGGTTCATTTTAGCTCCGTTCAAGTTTTCAATATCTGTTAGTGAAAAGTCTATTTCTAGATTATTGATGCCAAGAACTCTACCGTTTGTAACACCTGCAACAACTGTCCAAGGAGTGATTGTTGAGTTTGTTGTAACAATTTTTCTCAAATAAGATCCTGCTACATACATAGCTGGTGGAATATCAATTATTCTACCATTATCATCAATTGTAACGTAAGGTGCAAAATATCCAACAGCTGATACACCTTTACCCTGTCCAAATGAATATAGGAAAGCAGCTGCTGTGTCTGGGTCTCCACCCTGAGCTATAAAGCTTGTCTGAAGAACACCTTCGCTATCTACGAAGCTTGGTGATACAGAAGTTCTGAAACTTCTCATCGATGGCATATTAATGATACCGAACGCGTCAAGTCTTTCTCCACAAATATCAACTAATTGTTGTTTTGAATTTTCGATAAGACCAAGACCAAATGAGTCAACTACATATCTGAAGTCAAGAGCTTCTTTATTTGTAAGAGCTCTAAATAGTGGAGTCCCTTTAGCTACAAGATTCAAGATTTGGTTTTGACGAGTTTCTGTTCCATCCGGCATCGATGCTTCTCTAATTTGGAATCCTTCGAATGCAAGGCCCTTATAAGTGGTTACATAATTTTCGATTGAACTATATCTCTTGGTAATATAATCACCGTTCACAGTTGTTTTCTTAATTGCTGAATCACAAGTAAGCTCTGTGAGTGCGGTATTTCCACTCCATCTTCTTTTTGTTAAAATTCTAGTGAGTTTTCTTGGAACTTCACCAGTAGCCAATGAAGCAGTTGAATAATCAGCTTCAAGAAAATCTCCAATCTTAATCTCAGGATATCTAGTAGAATCCACTAAGATCTTATTTGTATTTTCAGTCCATCCTGTTGGAACTAGAATATCGACTGTTTGATCGAAGTTACCTCTCTTAGAATAGGGGAAAAAGTTTGTATTATAGTCTAAATTAGTAAGAGATTGTGTTCCAACTAAAGTTTCATCTGTAAATTTACAGATAAGATTTTCATTAGAACTTGTATCTGAAGTATACATTTTCAGATAGTGTTTTGTATCAGCATCCCAAATATATTTAGCAACTCCACTCTCATTCGACACAGATTTGTCTAGAACATAATATGATCCACTAGCCGCTGTAATTTCATAAATAGATGTATTGAGTGTTGAATCTGGTAGAACAAAAGAAAATCCTACTCCAACTTCAGATGGAACACTACCACCTGAAAATAATATCAAATCAAGATCTGAATCTAAAAACTGATAACTAATCGTTCCTGATAGAACATTAGGGTGAAAATAATCACCAGTATTGATAAATCCGTCGTAGTAGTTTCTAAAGAACGTTGACCACTCACCAACTGAACCCATATCTGTTGTCTCGGCTACTTCGGTCTTTGTTTCAAAACCATTTATACCTAATATCAACTCATTATCTACTCTATATAGAACAAGAACACCAGACTGCATCATTGAGGTTACTGCCTCTGGTAATACGAGTTGGAAAGATTTGTTTTGTGTTTGTGTATTGACTACATTTTGAACTTCAGTATTTTGTAAACTTAGTTTGTCAAAATCTGTATTCAATAAAATAGAACCTTTATACTTATCGGTCGATTGTAAGAAACTTACAAGAGAATTGAAAGTTTTAATTCTTCTATAGTTCTCGTAATCAGATGTTGCGATTGTTCCAGTTGTTGATGGGAATAATACATTAAGTGTTTTAAGGTCTGAACCAGTCGCCGTGATATAGTAGTCTGAACTCGAACCATGTGAAAGCTCTCTGTAACCACTATGACCTACCGTAACATTTGAATATGTTACGCTACTAAATGAACCAGACACAATATCATAAGTAGTATATCCTAGAACAATATCCGTAGCAGCTACTGTTGGTTTAGAAGAACCTCTTAAGGTCTTGAATTCACCACTTGAATTCAAGTAGAATACTTGTGAATAAGTTCCGTTGGATAGTGTCCCGGCACTTACTGTGTATGTGAAATTATCCGTTAGTGATATAGTTGAAGATCCTATAACTACAAATGAATCAACACCAACTTTATATTCGAAGTTGAAACTTGTGTCACCCATCAAACTGAAAGACCATGTATATCCACTAATTGTTCCTGCCACTAAATCATAGATGTATCCATCTGAGTAGAAAGCAGTTCTTTCTTCTCTTGTTGGTGCTACACGAAAATCTGCTGAGAAAGTTCCAGCTAGACCGATAACATTACCAGGAGAATCCAAAAACTTTTCAGAATATGAAAGTTTTTCAATAAGTGTTTCTTTGTAAGAAAGAAATTCTACTGAAGTAGCTGAGCTTCCTACTAAATTAGCACCGATTAAATCAACAAGTCCATTTGGATAATCTGTCTCGAATAGATCGTTGTCAAAAGTACAAAATAGACCCGATCTATCGGTATCGTTATTTATAATAGTTTCAATAAAGATATTTCTACCATTTGCATCCCTAAAGTATGGAACAAGTGATAGACCTTCATAATAGGCTAAAAGATTGATATTTCTATCGTTTGCGAAATTTCTAAGTTCACTCTTTTTGATACCTTCTGTTGTAAAATACTGTGACCATCTCGGATCAGAAGTTAATTCAACATAATTAGTCCAATCACCACCAATTACAACAACATCAACCATATAATCGGATGCGTAATCGTGCATATTTAAATATCTTGGCATATTTTCTACATTACCATACCATTCGATCATTGTTCTGTCAAAACCTGTTAGGGAAGACTTCACAACAAAAACTGTTATTGTTCTATCTGAAAAGTTTGTAAATGAGAGAATTTGTTTAGTGTAGTCACCTTGATTTTGTTTTGTATAGAGGCCAAAAGATTGTTCATCTCTCTTCCAAAAACCAGTAGTATCAAAAAATCTCCTGTAGGGAGCAGTTCTCTTGACCAAATTGGTATTATCCGTTGAGGTAGAAAGACTTCTATATCGTAGTAAATCTTCTGTATCTGAAGTCGATAAAAGATTAACCGCTGTTACTGGTGTTTGTTCAAGTAACTTGGTGATAGTTCTGTGAAAAAAAGATCCCTTTCTTTCTAAGTTTCTATCGATAGGACCAAAAATCCTTTCTAGATCAGAGGTGTTCTGTATTAGAACAGCCGTATTTACTGGACCTTTTCTAGAAAATCCCACAACTAAAGTACTGAAAGTATCGATAATTGTTGGTGACTCGACTATTGACCTATCAATTTCTTCTAAAAAGACACCGGGTCTTTTATATTTTCCAATTTGAATTGCCATATTTTTTTATTTATTTTGATACTATATATATTTATTTAAAAGTGATTTTTTACACTTTTTAGGATAGTAGAGCGAAATACTCTTTAAAATGTTTCAAACGATCCGCAAGACCGATTGTTCCACCATTTACTCTTTTCGTTACCGCAGTTACTGTCGCTTCATCACTACCTTTATCACAAATAGCCCAGAGTTTGTTAGAGTCAAAGAAAAAAGCTGCTGATGCTAGAGGATATTTACTAGCTACAAGATCAGGATTGGCAACTGTATCTTCACCTATAAACTTAGCAAAATTAGTATAGTTCGATTTACCGGTGAGTTGGATATAACCACGACCTCTAAACTTATAACCTTCTTTTGTAGATTCGTCACCATTACCCATACGACCACCGTATACTTTAGATGCTATTTTTTCTGGATTTTTAGCGTAAGAATCAGCAGTGGTGCCAGGGAAATATTTTGGAAATATCTTTTTAAGACCATCAGCTGAGTAATTGAGATTTTCTTGGATGTGCTTGAATCCACCAGATTCATGACCACACTGTGCTAGAAAATGAGCTAAACGAAGTGGTGTAGTAATATTGAATTTCTTAGCAGTGTCAGGTATTTGAGCTATTACGGCATCAGGAATATGACCTTTTAGTTTTTCAAGTTTGAACGTAGAATCTGTTGGAAATACGACATCTTCTTTGATTGGTTTTGCTGCGGCCGGTGCTGTAGGTGCAGTAGTTGCTGCTGGAAACATTTTCGCCCAAGTTCCATCACCAACAATACCATCTGCTGTAAGTCCGTTAGCTGCTTGCCACTCTTTTACTTTCTTTTCAGTTCCAGGACCGAATACTCCATCAGCAGCCAATCCTAATTTTTGTTGAAGTTTTTTTACTTCTTCACCTTTTGAATTTAATTTAATGACCATAGTTTTTTATTTTTTTTTTTTAGGATATATATAAAATCAAAAATTATTATTTTTTCATGGCGTTTTCAAGTGACTGACGAAGAGCTGAAGAAAACTCAGTTCTCTCGAAAGGAAGTTTTTCATCTTGAAGTTGAAGTAAGGTTGAGGATACAGAAGTTTTGTTTGATCCTTCACCGATATACTCTTTGCCGTCGATAATAATTTTTGTTTTAACAATCGTTTTCTTTTGCTTGAACTCGAAAGGTCCGATACGAATACCTTTTGTTGGTGCTTCGATTGAAAGTATTTCTACGTTAATAGCTCTGCCGCTATCACATAAGGTATATCTATCGTTAGCAAGTTCCGTAACGATTTGTTTTGCTCCGTAGGTTAGTTTTGTATCTTGGACACCGTTCATGTGAGCGAGTGTTATAACACTCGCTATAAAGTAACAAATAATTGAATCCATTTTTAATTTCTAGATTTTATCTTGAAATTTTTAATTTCAAGTATAGTTATATATCTAGAAATTAATCTTGAATTTTAGAAGCAGTTGTTGTAGTTCTGTGTTTACCTTTTGAAACTATCCATATTAGTGAAGTATTCTCAAAGGTTCTAGTATGACTCAGAGGTCTTGTCAGGTAGTAATTTGGTAAAGTAGAGTTTTGTTCTATATCGAGTTTTTCGGCGTTGGAAAACACTAGATTTTGATTTAATGTTGAATTATTCCAAAATATATTCCAAGCAGATTTAATATCAAAATAATTTGTTGTAGAGTCTGAGGTTATATCACAAGTGTAAAAATCCCAACTTCTCATCTCTGATGGAAAAGTTTTCATAAAGAGTAAATAATTCAGTTCTGATTCTATTATTGTGTTAGAGTATTGTGAACTATTTATTGTAGCTCTGAACGTATAGTTTTGTGGATTAGAAAATGAAGAATTACCCTGCGTATTTGTAAGAATAGTTCCTTGTGGTATCCAAGTTGAACTCTGAACGAAAGGCGTAAAAAGGACGGAGGAGTTAGAGGTTCCGCTCCAATTTGAACCATTCCTTCCTGGTGTGGTGATTATTTGAGAGTTATCACTATTTGAAATACCCTGTAATGAAGATAGAGAAGCGCAACCAGGGTGCGAGAGTAGATTTATTCTTACAGTGTTGGTAGTTTCTGATAATACTATTTGAAAATCAGTAAAGAGAGTAGTAGTTGTTCTACAATTATAATATCCAATGTGATAACTTACTATAAATCTTCTATTTGGTTGTGATCCGGTAGTTTGGTATCTAACAAAATATCCGGATATCGGAAAGAGATCCATAGCGTTTGCGTGTATTCCGTTTCTTACTGTATTATTTGGAGAACCACCAACGATATCACCACCCGTATTGGTAAATGAAATCCATCCGTTAGAGCAGATATTTACAGTTGTAAAATTAGTTCCCCAGTAATTGAAAGTAAAACCAATTGGTAGATTTGATATAGTCTGGTCATCACCGAGAGTAAGTGAAGTTCCTGATGTTGATTCATAAGCATATGGAACAGATCCTTGTGTGTATCCAGTCTGACCTGGAACAAAATGTTCAACCGTTACTGGAATTCCCTGTGGTATTCTACCATCAATAGTAGAAATAGTAATAACTTGGCCAAATACAACACTTGATAAAAAGAGAAAATACGTAACAATTCTAAATATTTTCATTTTAATATATATAAACAAAAAAATAAAAGTCCAAAAAAATGAAACTTATAAAAAAATTTGAAGAGTTTTCACCAGGTGAAAGTTGGGATAATCTTTCTAAAAAAAGGGGCAGAAAATTAGATCATTTAGTAGGTCAAACACTTAATTTTAATATCATAACTTATCGCACTGAGGATTTCACCAAAGACGAATTAGAATATAAAAGAAAAACTAACTATGTCGGCACTATAAAACAAGTTCTAGATTGGGATATTTACGAAGAGCCAAAACTTGTTATTGAGTTACCGGAAAGAACATACAAAATAGGATATAACAAAGCAAAAGATATCTTCTACATAAGTAGATACTATCTAGCTAATCAAATTTTAGGAAAACGAGATGTTGATAAAAATATTTTAGAAGAGTTTAAACAATTTTTCTATAGTCAACTTTTCGATCTTGACAAACAATACAGAGATCAATAAACTAAATTCTGTTGATTAGTAAAACCCGGTGTTAGTAAATAAAAATTTGACACACCACCATTTGTAGGTGTAAAAGTGTAAGTAGATTGAATACCAGGTATCGTATTTCTTAGATCTCCAGTGCTAGAAATAAGAGTATTCCACTGAGTTTGTGTGAAAAGAAGTGTTCTTTTTTGATAGGATAATCCACCTATTCTTCTTGATGTTAAATAAATATCACCAATAGTTATACTATTATCACCCGTAATCTCGTATTTATGGAAATGGATAGAACGTAATGGTATTCTTTGTAAAACAATACTATCAATACCTAAAAAATCAGAACTTGTTAGATTTGACAAAGTTGTCGGTATAGTCACTTCTACAGACCATTCATCACCAATTAGTCCTGTTGAAGAAAGAGAATATTGACCAGAACTATTTGTTTGTGAAGTT